ACCAATGCCAAAAAGTAATCCTAATAAACCATTTAAAGTTATTCAAGTGTTTAGTTCTAAAGAAGATTCCAGTTATAGAAAAGCAATAGAAAGTGGAAGAGCACATTACACGAAAAAAAGAGGAAAAGAATATATCTATGAAGATCATATGGCTGCTGCAGATACTCCAGAACAAGCGGAAACAATAGCTAAGGCATTTGAATCCAGTAGTAATACTAGAGGAAAAATTATGATTAAAGAATTAAGTCCTGATAGTCCACAAAACTATGAAATGGTTCCTACTTTGTCCGCAAGTTCAGAGGTATTAAAAAAGTTCTTATTGCCTTTCAAAGCATATATGCATGAAGGTGGTTTTGTAGATAAAACCAATATATTTAAATCTATCATATAGATTTATTCCCCATAATCGTTTACTATTAGTATAAAATACGTATAAGGAGAATATTATGGCTAGCAAAAAAATGAAAAAATTAGGTAAAGCAGCAGCATTGTTGGGAGCCGCTTACGCAGCTTCTAAAATGGGTTCATCAGAATCTTTTGACGGAACAGAGGGAGTCTTTGAACAAACTCCTGTTTCTAAAAGCAAATCTTCTATGATGGATACCATGAGTAAGATTGGAAAAGGAGTTAAAGATTATGTAACTAAAGATTACACAATTACTGCTCCAGATAAAAATCCAAATTTACCCACTAAAGACACTATGGACATTTCATTCATGGGTGGTGCTAAAACAGGTACTTTTGTAACTGCTAAAACCAAAATGGGAAGAAATAAAAAAACAAGAATCTGCTAATGGCGATTGAAGACAACACACCTGTCAACGAGGAAGAAGTTGACGTTGAAGAAGAAGCTGTAGTCAATTTTGATTCTGAACAAGAACCAGAAACTCAGCCACAGGATTTCTATGCCAATTTGGCAGAAGAGATTGATGAACGTGCGTTGAATGAATTAGCAGGAGATTTAATATCAGAATATGATGACGATCGAGCTTCTAGAAAGGATTGGGAAGATGGTTATGTAAAAGGTTTAGACCTACTTGGATTCAAGTATGTAGAAATAAACAAACCATTTAGAGGAGCAGCCAATGTTACTCACCCAATGCTTTCAGAGGCAATCACTCAATTTCAATCACAAGCTTACAAAGAATTATTACCATCCGATGGTCCAGTAAAAACTCAAGTCGTTGGAGCTACTTCTAGAGAAATAGAAGATCAAGCAAATCGTGTTAAAGAATTTATGAATTATCAAATTATGGAGAAGATGGAAGAGTATACTCCTGAGTTTGATCAAATGTTATTTTATCTTCCTCTTGCAGGATCTACTTTTAAAAAAGTTTACTATGATGCAATATTACAAAGACCTGTATCTAAATTTATACCAGCAGAAGATTTAGTAGTTCCTTACTACACTACTGATTTAAAAGAATGTTCTAGAATTACTCATGTCATTAAACAAACAGAAAATGACTTGAAGAAAAAAATGGCTTCAGGTTTTTATAGAGAAATAGAATTATTAAAACCACAAGACAAACAAGATAAGATTCAAGATAAATATGATTCGCTAGAAGGACTTAAAAAAGTAGAATCTAGTGATGTGTTATATACCATTTTAGAAATGCACGTAGATTTAGATCTATCAGATTACATTGCAGAGAAAGAAGAAGATCAATTAAATATAAAAATACCTTACATCGTAACTATTGAAGAATCTTCTAGACAAATTTTAGCTATTTACAGAAATTACAAAGAAGGAGATCCTTCTTTCACTAGAAAAGAATATTTTGTACACTTTAAATTTTTACCAGGTTTAGGATTTTATGGATTTGGATTAATTCACATGATCGGTGGCCTGTCTCGAACAGCGACTGCTGCTCTTAGACAACTACTCGATGCTGGTACATTATCTAATTTACCTGCTGGATTTAAATCTAGAGGTATGCGAGTGCGTGATGATGACCAACCTATTCAACCAGGAGAATTTAGAGATGTTGATGCGCCTGGTGGAAACATCAGAGATCAGTTTCAATTGCTTCCATTTAAGGAACCAAGTCAAACTTTATTTAATCTTTTAGGTTTTTGTGTCACTGCAGGACAAAGATTTGCAGGAATTGCAGACATGCAAGTGGGTGATGGCAATCAACAAGCGGCCGTTGGCACTACTGTAGCTCTATTAGAGCGTGGAAGTCGTGTTATGAGTGCAATTCACAAGCGTTGTTACTATGCAATGAGAATAGAATTCAAACTTTTAGCAAAAGTTATCTCAGAATACCTACCTCCAGAGTATCCATACGCAGTTTTTGGTGGAGATAGGATGATTAAAGCGATAGATTTTGATGAAAGAGTCGATATTTTGCCTGTTGCAGACCCAAATATCTTCTCTATGGCTCAAAGAGTGACTTTAGCACAGACACAATTGCAAATTGCACAGTCTAATCCTCAAATTCACAACATGTATGAGGCATATAGACGAGTTTATGAAGCTTTAGGCACTAAACAGATACCAGAATTACTAAAAGATGAGCCACAACCACAACCAAAAGACCCTGCAATCGAAAATGCAGAGGCTTTACAGATGGCAATTGCTCAAGCTTTCCCAGATCAAGACCATGATGCTCATATTGCTGCTCATGCAGCCTTTATTCGTACAAGAATGGTACAAATTAACCCTCCTGTGTATGCTTTATTGCAAGGACATATATCTCAACACGTTTCTTACAAAGCAAACATTGAAGTAGCTAAAATGGTGGCTCAAAACCCACAATTTCAACAATTAGCACAACAAAATCCTGAAGAATATCAAAAAGCATTTAACTCTGAGGTGTCTAAACGTATTGCACAGATCACTATGGAGATGGCTCAACAGGAAATGAACGCAGAGGGGGCTAAACAAGACCCTCTAGTTATGTTAAAACAGAGGGAGATAGATCTTCGTGCGCTAGACTTACAAAGAAAACAACAAGAAGCAGTGATGAAGATGCAGTCAGATCAAGATCAGTTTGAAGAAAAGCTAGATTTTGATAAAATGAAATTAGAAACAATGGACGAACAGTCCGATAAACGATTAGCTGTGGCCAGAGAAAAAATGAACGCAGTTAAAAAAAAGGAGAAATAAAATGTCGGGAAAAAAAATGGGTTTAGAAGGTAAATATAAAAATTTTTACAAATCAATTGGAACTCTTCCAGCAGCGTCTGGAAATAAAAATACACTTTCAATCAATCCTATGCAAGATGATTTTAATAAAAGCATGGGTATGGGAACTACAGGTGCTTTTTTAACGAGAAGAGCTATATTAGGAGCAGGATCAAAAAACGCTTCCTCTCTTTTAGAAAAAGCGGGGAAATCTTCTGTAAAAGAAAAAATTAAAAAAGCTCTAACAAGTAAAACTAATATTGGTGCTACTGCAGGTGCTGCTGGATATGAAATAGGAAAATCCGAAGGAAAAAAATACGGAGGTTCTATGAAAAAAATGGCGAGTGGTGGAATGTCCAAAAAAGAAAAGAAAATTAAAAAGGTAATGGGTGAATATAAAAAAGGTGAACTCAATATCGGAACATCTAAGAAAAAAGTTAAATCAAAAAAACAAGCCATTGCAATTGCATTAGCTTCAGCAAAAAAGAAAAAAGCGTAATGGGATACAAAGTTTCTGGCAAAAGATCAGGGCCTCCACCTCTTAGAGGCCCAAACCCTCAAGGCATTAATGTTCCTTTGAAGAATGTTATTAAATTAAAAAAAGGAGGAGATCCTTGTTGGGAAGGATATGAAATGGTTGGAATGAAAAGTAAAGGCGGAAGAAAAGTCCCTAACTGCGTTCCTAGTAAGAAAAAAGTTATGAAGGCATATACAGGTAGAGCAGTAAAACAACCTACAGAAACTAGTAAAGAATTTAAAATGAGACACGCTTATCATAAACCTTTTATGAAAAAACCAAAAGAATAATAATGAGTAAAAGACAGAAAAGAGAAACTGAAGAAGCATATATTGATGAACCCTATTCTGAAATAGAAGTTCTTTCTATGCATGATTTTAAATCAGGCAGAAAATTAAAACGAAAAAAAGACATGGAGCATTTTAATATACCAGGAGGAGACCCATCTAGTTTAAAACATGGAGGAATGAGTTGTCCTTACAGAGAATGTTCTTCTAAAAACTCTATCCCTGGAAATAATAGTGTTCAAATTAAAGGGTTTAAATTTATAGGAGTCAAATAAATGCTTGCCGCATTAGGAACGATTGCACCTTTGGCTAAAATGCTTTTCTCTACTGTAGATAAAGCTATTCCTGATAAGGATCTTGCAGAAAAATTAAAAGCGCAATTAAATACACAATTACTACAATCTTCTACAGAAGAATTAAAAGCAGCGGCTTCTATTGTTGAAGCAGAGGCTAAATCTCATTGGTTTGTAGCTAGCTGGAGACCTTTGTTAATGTATGTATTAATTTTTATTTTAGTATGGAATTATATCTTAGGACCTATTATAAAGGTATTTAGTGGAACAGTAATTACATTTGAACTACCAGGCGATGTTTGGACGTTATTAAATATTGGTTTAGGTGGTTATGTAGTAGGTCGTTCTGGTGAAAGTATTGCTAGAACATTAGCTAAAAAACAAGAAAATAAATAAGGAGAATTATGTTTAAAAAAATAAAACGAAAAGTATGTGAGTTAATTTGTAAAGTATTTGGTATTACACAATGTTTGTGTGACCATGAATGTGATTGCAAAAAAAAGAAAAAATAGTTTATGGATATAGATTATTCTACGGTTCGTAGATTAACGGATAAGAGGATTGAATCTCTTAAAGACACCTTGGTGTACTCCGTTGACAATTTAGAGCAATTACACTATATTAGAGGTCAAATCAAAGGCCTAGAGTCTTTGCTTCAGGATCTTAAAGACCTGCAGACTAAACAGGAGCGATTAAATGACGGAGAACTTAGAGGCTTCGAAAGAAGTACCTAAACTTAAAGAAGCATTACTCGATGCTTATAAATCCAAAGAAGAAACTCAGACATATTTAGATGCAAAATCTATATCTGAAAATGTATCTCTTTTAGAAAGACTTCCTACCCCTACAGGATGGAGACTTTTAGTACTGCCTTATGCAGGACCTAAAAAAACTAAAGGAGGAATTATTCTTTCGGATCAAACCCAAGATACAATACAGATGACTACCGTATGTGCATATGTATTGAAAGTTGGTGAGCTAGCATACAAAGACAAAGAAAAATTTCCTAATGGACCTTGGTGTAAAGAAGGTGAATGGGTGATCTTTGGCCGTTATGCGGGTTCAAGATTTAAAATAGAAGGCGGGGAAGTTCGTATTCTCAATGATGATGAAATCATTGCTAGGATTAAAAATCCCGAGGATATCTTGCACGCTTATTAAACATACGCAAAAAACAGGAGCTACAAAATGTTAGAAAAAAGTGACTATAAAAAAGACAATTCCGTAGAATTAGATACGGATGGAATAGAAGAACAATCCATTCAAGTTGAAAATAAAGAAGTTGAATCGGAGGATACTAAACTGCCTAATGAAGAAGTTGATTTAGGATATACAGAACCTAAAGCAGCAGGCATTGAAGGTATAACTATTGAAGAAGCAAAAGAAGAAGATGTAAAGGTTAAAAAATCTGAAGAAGATGTAGATGACCTTTCTTCTGTTTCTGAAAAAGTTAGAAAACGAATTGATAAATTAACTTTTAAAGTAAGAGAGGCAGAACGTAGAGAACAAGCAGCTTTGGATTATGCAAAAAACATTCAAAGTAAGTTAGACGATACGCAAAGCAGATTCTCTAAGACCAGTAAAAGTTATATTGAGCAATACTCAGCTAGAGTAACTGCAGAACAGGAAAAAGCAAAACAAGCATTGAGAGATGCTATTGCTGAACAGGATGCAGATAAAATAGCAGATGCAAATACAGTTATTGCACATTTAGCCGTGGAAGCTGAAAAAGCTAAAATGACTAAACAGGAGTATGATTCTAGAGAAGAATCAGAAGCTCAAGCTAAAAAGACTTCTCAACCTACTCAGGTACCTCAAAATCCTACCTATCCACAACCTTCTACTAGAGCCAGAACTTGGGCTGAAAAGAATGAATGGTTTGGACAGGACAAGATTATGACAAGTGCTGCGTTTCAAGTTCACCAGGATCTTATAGACCAGGGGTTTGACGCGGAGAGTACAGAGTACTATAATGAGATAGACAAAGTTATGAGAGATAATTTCCCTCATAAGTTTGAGAAACAGGAGCCAAAGAAAATCGTCCAAACTGTGGCATCTGCGCAAAGAAACCAAAATGGACGCCGATCAGTGAAACTCACTCGTTCACAAATAGCTATCGCTAAGAAATTAGGAGTGCCACTAGAGGAATACGCAAAATACGTGAAGGAGAATGCATAATGAATACAATAAAAAGAACCTCACGCGAGTCCGAGACAAAAAAAGTAGAAATGAAAAAAACTACGTGGACTCCACCTTCCAGTTTGGATGCACCACCTGCACCGCAGGGATATGCTCACAGATGGATTAGAACCAATGTGACGGGTTTTGAGGATACAGGAAATGTAACCAAAAAACTTAGAGAAGGATGGGAATTTGTTAGAGCAGAAGAAATAGCAAATCACCCAGACGCTGCAAAATATCCTGTGATTAAGTCAGGACAATATGATGGATGTATCGGAATTGGAGGCCTTGTGTTGGCAAGGATACCAGAAGAGATATTAAAAGCGCGCTCGGAGTATTTCAGTAGACTTACTTCAGAACAAATACACGCAGTGGATAATGATCTTATGAAGGAACAACGACCAGGGATGCCAATCAATATTGAGAGGCAATCTCGTGTAACCTTTGGCGGTGGTTCGAAAAAATAATTTTTTGACGATAACTACTACAAAGGCGGCTAAATAAAATAAACTTAATAGGAGAAAAAACAATATGGCAAACCAAGTAGAAAAGTTCGGTCTAAGACCGTACAGAAAACTAGATGGTACTCCATTAGTTGGTGCTCAGAACAGATATACTGTTGCAAGTGGTTACGCTACTGCGATATTCCAAGGTGACTTGGTTATCCCAGTAACAGGAGGAAATATCGAAAGATATCCTGGTAATACTTCAACGGCTGTTGTGGGTGTGTTCAACGGATGTTTTTATACAGATCCTACTACTCAAAAGCCGACCTTCAAAAACTACTACCCAGGCGGAGTTGCAGCAAGCGATATTACAGCGTTTGTTGTGGATGACCCTGATGCTGTTTTTTTGGTGGACGCTGATGCGACTTTCGCAAGAGCAGATCTGTTTCAAAACTACTCGTTAACAGCAGTTAGTGGAAATACAAAAACTGGAAATTCATTACAACAATTAGATGTTAGTGTTTCTGGAACTGATACGACTTTCGTTGTGCAAGCAATCGATATTTGTCAAGATCCAGATAATTCTAGCACTAGTTCTGCTAATGCAAACATTCTAGTTAGAATCAACAATCACTTCTTTAGAAGTGGTACAGGCATATAATAGGAGAATAAATTATGGCTATTTCACGATCACAACTAGTTAAAGAACTAGAGCCAGGATTGAATGCACTATTCGGCCTGGAATATAACAGATACGAAAACCAGCACGCGGAAATTTTCCCTGCTGAATCATCTGACAGAGCTTTTGAAGAAGAAGTAATGTTAAGTGGTTTCGGTTCTGCACCAGTTAAACAAGAAGGTGCAGGAGTAGTGTTCGATCAAGCTCAAGAAACTTTCACAGCTAGATACACACACGAAACAATCGCTTTAGCATTCTCTATTACTGAAGAAGCTATTGAAGATAATCTGTATGACAGACTTGCTGCTAGATATACTAGAGCACTAGCAAGATCTATGTCTAACACAAAACAAGTCAAAGCGGCTGCTGTGTTAAACAATGCACAAATCACTACTGCAATCGGTGGTGACGGAGTGTCATTGATTAATGTTGCACATCCGTTAGCAACTGGTGGTACGTTCTCAAACGTATTAACTACTGCTGCTGACTTGAACGAAACATCGCTAGAGCAATCATTGATTGACATCGCAGCGTTTGTTGATGAGAGAGGATTAAAAATCGCTCTTTCTGGTAAGAAAATGATAATTCCAAAAGAATTACAATTTACTGCAGAAA